TAATTTTTATATTTTGATTGTTTCCAATGTGAATATTTAAAACATTCATTTAATATCCAATATGTTACATCAGGTGACAATATATTTTGTATAATTTTATTTTTATAACAAATATTATTTTCATGAACAATTGATTTATCATCAATAACAGAAATAAAATCTGTTATACAATCACCATATTCTGAAATTAATTTTAAATAATTTATTCCGTCTTTTTTAATATAATTAATGATATTAAAATTATTTGGTTCTTGTGTATTACTTGGTTCTTGTGTATTACTTGGTTTTTGTGTATTATTTAGTAATATTTTATTTATATTTTCAATTACAGAAATATCATCAAATTTATAAATAATATTTTCAAAAACAGTATTATCATAAATATATTCTGTATGTTCTATTAAGATACCTTTATTTTCATTAATATCTATTTTAGACATAAAGTTTAATTCATCTCTTAATACATTTAAAGATTTGTTTGAAGAATTTGATATAAGACCTTTAATTTCAATATCCCATAAATTAATTTTTAAATATTGTTTATTATTATTATTATTATTATTTAATAATCCATAATAGTTAGAACTATTAAATACAATATGCATATCTGTTGATAAACAATATATACCTATTTTATTTTCATTTTTTAACTCTTTGTATTTATATTCATTCATATTAATTTCAGTAAATAAAACAGGTAAACTATTTTCTGAACATGGACATAAAATAGTAAATAATGGATATTTCTTTTTTTGTTTTATATAATCTACTTGTAAATTATTACTTGTATTAAATAATTCATACTGGATTGTATAATTATCATTTAAAACTATATTTTTGTTGTTAGAATGAAAACTAATTAATTTAAATATAAACATATCTAATAAATTTTGTTGATTACTAATTGGGCAATAATATTTAGTTTCATTTAAAAGTAATTCAAATTCTTGTTGTATTTTGTCTTCACAAAAATTTGTTGTGATATATTGACAAATATTCATATAAATATAATTGTATTATTTAGTATTATGTTTATATTATTATATTAAAAATTATATTAAAAATTATATTATTATATTGAAATTTATGTTTAATATTTTTCACAAAACCATGTAGATATAGTGTATCTATATTTATTATCAGTTAAATCAGATACTTCATGTGGATGCGTCCAAAAAGGAGGGAAACATATAACAGATCCTTTTTTAAGTTTTATATTTATATTATGATAAGGAAAATTAAAAATACCTCCTGAAAAATCATCATTTAATGAAAAAATACAAGATGAATTTCTTATAAATTGAACATTTAATTTATCCATATTTTTTTCATTAATATATTTTAATGCAGTTTTTCTATTCATTCCTGAATTTGCACCATCTGAATGCAACCGTGTTTCCCCATATATTTTTCTTAATAAAAATCCACTATTATAATTAAAAGTTAATTTATCATTTAATTTTTCAAAAATTTTTGTCATAATTTTTATTTTTATATTCATTTTATTTGATATATCTTGTATACAATCTATAGTTAGTCCATTTAAATCATTAGTATATAAACATTCTTTATTATTTATTTTAGTTAAAATATTTTTATATTCAGTTTCATTGCTAGAAAAAGCATAATATAATTCATCTGATTTTTTTAATAATTCTGATATTTCTGTTTTATAACATTTTACATTTTGATGATGTCCGTGAGTTATCTTATCAAGCGGAGATGTGTCAATAATATTTATAATTTCATTACATAATGTATCATCTAATATATTTTCAATAATATAAATACTTTTTTCGTTATATTCAATTGTATTATATCCATGTATTTCTCTCTCTATAATATTATCCATACTAATTTATAAAATATAAAATATATTTTTATATTAATTTTTATTAATCTATTTCTTTCAATTTCCAGGTAATACATACTCTTTTTTCAAAATTATGTCTATTATATGCCATACCTTTATGTAAATAAGTTGAAGGAAAAAAAACACCTCTGTTACAATAAGTATCTATTGATAAAATACAATTATTATTTGGTACTTTTATAAAAAACTCACCATTTGATTCTTCTATACATTCATCATTAATTTTAGTTAAATAAATACAAAAAGTATATGCATTTTCTTCATCTGAATCAGTATGATAACATCCATCTTGTCCAAATGTTTGTATATGCATATAATTTCTGTTTAGCAATAATTTCTTTGAAACTATATTTTCAATTTTTTTTCTTATATATTCTGAAAAATAATCAGATAAGTCCATTACAGAAAAAAAAATAGTTTGAATATTTTCGCTAATTCCTGAAGAATGCCCAAATTTCCAAGATTTATTTGAATTAACATATTCTAATACATATTCTAATTCATCTTTTTCTAAAAAATTATCAAAAATATAAATATTTTCCATTTATTGTTTATAAATAATTGTATTTATATATTTTCTATTATTTCTTCAAATTTCCAAGCAATACAAGTTCTTTTTTGAAAATGTTGTCTATTATATGCCATACCTTTATGTAAATAAGTTGAAGGAAATAATACACCACGATTACAATAAGTGTCTACAGATATAATATGTTTTTTATTAGGTATTTTTAATAAAAATTCTCCATTTGCTTCTTCAATATATTTATCATCTAAGTCTGTAATATATATTGTAAATGTATATGTATTTGGAATTAAAGTATCTGTATGATATCCACCATTTTCTCCAAATTCTTGAATTTGTAAATAATTTCTTGTAATTTTTAATTTTTTTGAAATTGTTTTTTCTATTTTATTTCTCACATAATCTGAAATAAAATTATCAATATAATAAGTTGAAAAATATTTTGTATCTAGAGTTTCTCTTATACCATTACCATGTCCATATTTCCAAGTTGAGTTTTTAATAAATGTTTTTAAATAACATAAATCATTTTCATTTAAAAAATTATCAAATATATAAATATCATTCATAATGTATTAATAATATTTATGTTATTTCTAAATATTTATTATTTTCTATTTTTACGAATATGTGTCTGTTATTTCTTTTAATTTAAATGATACACAAGTTCTTAAATTCATAATATATCTCGAAAATGAACATGCTTTATGAATGTAATATGAAGGAAAAAAAATACCTCTGTTTAATAATGGTTCATAACAAATTTTATATTTTAAATCAGGTATTTTAAAATAAATATGACCACCAGCTAATTCAACATCCGCTTCATCTATTTCATGTAAATATAAAACAAATGTATAACAAGTTTCATCATTATCGTCCGTATGATATGCTCCATCTTGTCCAAATGTTTGTCCATTTGCATATACGCGATTTATTTTTAGTTTTTTATTAAAAGTTTTTTGAATAATATTAAAAACATAATCTGTAAAAAAAGTATTTTCATTTAACGAAGAAGACCAAAAAGGCGTTTCATAAGATTTACTACTATTAGATTTATGCCCAAATTCCCATCTTATATTTTTTATAATTTCTATTGCTTTTTGAAGTTCATCTTTTTCCAAAAAATCATCAATAACAATAATTTTATCCATATTTTTATAATTATTTATTTTGTTTTTAATACTTTTTACATTTCTTTATATTTGTTACAAATGTGTATATGTGAATTATATGATATTTCATTGTTAAAATATATATCACATTTAAAACAATTATAAATTTGTTCTTTTGTTTTAATATTATTATATAAAATATTTATAGAATCGTGTATTATGTCATAAAATTGATAATCATAATTATCATTTATTTTTTTTTGATCTTTTAAATCATTGCATATAATATTTTTATTTTTTTCATATATATTTTTATTTTGTATACAAATATGAAATAATTTATTTAAATTATAATATAATTTATTATTTTCAGATAAGTTTAAAGGTTTGTGTGATGTAAATATATTAAAATTATTATAATCTTCTCCATATTTTGCATTATTTGTGTATAACATATTTGAATAATATTCAGGAAAATGAAATGAAATAAATTTATTATACACTTTTTTACTATATATTTTTCCAAATGTATTTTTATTTATTATTTCATTTATTATAATTATATTTTCATTGTTTTTAAAATTTATATTATATATATTTTTATCATTAAAATAATTATATAAAATACATGTAAAAAATAAAGGTCCGGTAGATGTATGTATATCTTGTTCATCTTGTAATATTCTATTTACCATTTCTTCTATAATTTTTTTCATAAATGGATGTTTTGGAATAATAGCAATAAACCATTGAGTAATATATAGAGGTTGTAAATTATTATTTGTAGTATTTATTATAAATATATTTTCATCTTTATTATCAATAAATTCATTTAAATCGTCTTTTATATCTGCATCAATATCAAGGTATATTCCACCATACAAATAAAGATATATGTATCTTATAAAATCACCTTTTGCAGAACCTAATTTTATTTTATCAAACGCATATAATGTTTTTTTATCAAAATTGTGTTCTATCAACTTTCTTCCTATTTCATCAGTTACAAAATAATAAGAATAATCTTTATTTTTATCTAAAAACCTCATTATATTATTATATATTTGAATATCTACCATATTAGTTGAAAATGTTTGCATTATTCGTTTTGGAATTAATTGTATATTTTGTTCTGTAACTTTGTCTGTAACTTGTATTCTTGGTAATATTTCTAAAGGAAGTTCTTTATATTTTTGATTTATATTTGTATCTAAAATTTTGTATGGTTCACACTGTTTTAAAAAATAGTATTGTTTAAAATCATTAAATGTATTAAATTTAGTATAATTAAATATTTCAAAATCAGTTTTAAACCATTCATTTACAAATTTAAAACTAGCTTCGTCATAATAATCATATATTGGTTTTATATATGTAGATGTATTTTGATGTTTTAAATTACAATGTATATGCTTATGGTGTTTTATACCTAATAAAATTAATATATTCATAAAATCATTATCTAATGTTTCTGTTTTTCCAATATAATTAAAATTAATATTTCCTGAAAAATCACATAATTGGTCATACTGTGTTATAAATGCATGACTATATGAAATATTATTTACATTTTTATAATTTTTTACAAATATATTAAAATCGGTAAAATAATCAATATTTTCTAATGTATTATGTATTTTACATATATTAGTATTTAATATATTTTCATTTAATTTAGCTAATACATACATATATGCTGAAAGAATCTTTTCATATGGATTTCGAACAAAAGTAAATTTTTGTGAATTTTTAATTTTATAATCATCTATATCTTGATGAGTTAAATAATAACGGTATTTACCTTTTGTTCGTATACTATGAAAATATTTGTCTTTATCACAATTATAATGATATTCATCTTCTACAAAATCATAATGATCTTTATGAACATTAATGTATCTACAAATATCGTTAAAATTATAATATTTCATTAAATTATTTTTAACATATACACCTCCACATTTTGGTATATGCAAAAAACTTGCATTTAATTCTTCATTATAAAACATTGTTTACATATTATAAAAAATATATTTTATGTTATTTTATTAAACATAATATAAAATATAAAATATAAAATATAAAATATAAAATATAAAATATAAAATATAAAATATAAAATATTTATTTGTTTGAACATTTTGGTCCATAACATGTATTTTTATAATAATAATTATCAAATGTTTTTGTTTTACCATTATCATCTGTATTAAATGTAGGTCCTTTTATTCCTCCTGCTACACATTTTTGACCATTTAACCAAACGCAACATGATGTAGAGTTACAATTTTGTTCAGTTAGTTTCTCACATTTACTATTTAATCCGCTTTGTGATTTAATTTCGTTTGCACAAAAAGAGTCTGCCAAATTACTGCTAGTATTATTAGTTATAAAAGATTCTCGAATATTTATAAAATATTCTAAAAATAATGTAATTGGTCCTAAAATAATAACAATAAATATAAGATTCTTTAGAATATTTTTATACATATTTATTATATGAGAAAATCGCGTAGAAATATTAGAA